AAGGTTGTGGTTCTTAAGATACCACTGCGTGTTACTGTGCTGGCACTTTGCTTGCGTCTATCAGTAACAATTTCACTTGCACTATCTACTATGTCTTGTAAACTCATCTTGGAACTCTCCTAGCGCCGGCTCGCGTTGCGTTGAATAAGAACTCTGGGTCGCGTGCCAACATCTGTTTGAAACTCATGCTATCAACTGCATTAATGTTATAGGTAACTTGTGTTATACTAGGTGCAGATCCACCACTACCTAATATTGCAGCAGTATCTCTGGTGCTAACAACATTGGCTGGGCCGCGGATAAGTTCTGGTCCTCGTTCACCTGCGATACCATATTTGCCTGCAGGAATCATACCACCTTCGGCAAAGAAGCCAGCGAATAGACTGCCCAATGGTCCGCCCTTACCAAAGATGCTTAAGAACAGTTTGTTCACCTGCATCTTAATAATTTCCAACATTAGGCTTCTAAACAGATCCTTAAATGACAATTTACCTGTTTGAACAAAGGTTAGAATTGCATCAGTAAAGCCTTGGGCCATGGTATCAAAAAGACGTGTTGCATATGCTGCTTGATTGTTGACTTCTTCACCAAATCTCTTCATAGCATCAACCAAACCAAATCCAAATGACCGTTGTTCCTCAAGAATTTCTCTACGCTTGGCTTGGATTCTTTCCAATGACCCAACTTCAAATATTTCTAGAGCCATCAAATTGCTTCTTTGTGACTCTAATCTTACTTTTTCTAGATCATCGGTGCTGTTTTGAATCTTTTGTGTTAGTGCAAAACGCTCATCTAAGAATCTTCTAATTACAGCCTGTCGTTCTTCGGCATTTCTTATGTCTTCATCATTGCCATCGCGACGGATTCTTGCTATTTCTTCTAGCCCGGCTATTTCAACTTCGGCATTACGGATAATGCTGCCTCGCGAATTTAGAAAACTTTGATAATCTTCTAAGAAAGTTCTGCGTTTGTAAAGTTCTTCATTACCTCTTGTAATTTCTTGTGTTTGTTCAGCATACTTGCTGTTAATTCCATCAATTGCTGCCTGCTGTTCTGTGGCGGTTAAACGCTGCATCTGTTGAATTTTAACAATATCATCTCGACGTTTTTCATCGATGGCTAATATTTGATCTGCTAATTCACGCTGTCTATCGCTGAGACCTATGCTTTCTAATTCGGATGCAATTCTTCGTTTTACTGCATCAGTTTGATTTTCAATTGAAATAATTAAATCATTTACATTGTCTAATTCTCTAGCACGCTCGCGAGCAAGACGGCGTGCTTCTGCTACTGCTTCACGGGCAGCAGTTCTAGATGCCTTAGCAGCATCTTTTTCTGTTTGTGCTCTGGCTCTGGATGCTTCCAATAATGCTCTTGCATCTGGTGCATCGCCTAGATCACTGGTTTCTAATTTTGGAAGTTCGATGTTATCTGGTAACATTCTATCCAATGCAAGATATGCTGCGCCTGCTGCGGCAGCACCTGCTGCTAGCGCGGCTAATCCTGCAGGACCACCAAATGCCAATAGTGCAGCCTGTGCAACAGTTTGTGCTTTGGTTGCTGCTCTTAGTGCTTGTAATGCTTTAATAAAGTTAAAGATTAAACCAACTGCTTTAGCACCTAGAGCAAATGCAATCATTGCACCAATAAATTTAAATGCAATACCAATGTTGTTGGCTAATAAATTAATACCTTCTCTAACAACAGCAAATACACCGCTGCCCTTGTTGATCTCATCAAACATCAACATGATATTGTTGCGTAAGTTTACAAATGAATCACTGATAGTTGGTGTTGTCTTAGCAAATTCTTCGTCTACGCTTTGTGCCATTTGCTGTGTAGCAGCAATAACAACATCGGCAGTTAAAACCTGTTCTTTAGCCAGCTTGCGTAGTTCACCTTGACTTATACCTAATACTTCACTAAATTTACGCATAAAACCGGGTGCATTTTCCATTAATGAACGGAATTCGTCACCTGATAGCTTACCACTAGCAATTGCTTGACCAAACTGTAGAATGGCTGCACTACTTTGTGCGGCACCAGCACCAGTTAGTTTAAGTGCTTTGGTAAATGTTTCGGTTGTTTGTGCAACTTGACCCTGTGATAATCCTAACTGTTCACCGGCAAGAGCAATCTTACTGTATAGGTCACCTACATCTGCTAGACTGGCTCGTGTTCTACCGGCAATACCAACAATTTGATCAAATGCTGCATTTGCTTTTTCTTGACTTCCTGTAACTACATTTAACTTATTCTGTATACTTGTAAGAGCATCGGCCATTTGAATAAATTGATCGATGGTTGCAGCACCAACTATTGCAGCAAATGCTCCTTTTAGGCTGCTTGCTACACCACTACCGGTTGTTTCTAAATTATTCAGTTTAGTATTAACACCTGCAATACCGCGATCAAAACCGCTGGTATCCAATGTCATTTTAACTGTGATTGTTTTTGCTGAAATAGCCATATTATCTCACAATGCGTCCAAGTTGTTGTTCAAAATAAGTTAATGTAGGCGAAGTCATACCATTTGGTGCTTTTTTAGAATAACCTTCATCTAGAACTGCGCCATATGGATATTCTGCTGTAATTTCTTTACGATTATCATTATAACGAGTGTTGCGTCTAGCATTACCAGATAACACAGGAGTCAATCGCCGAAATTCATCACCGCTATCAGCCCAAGCATCCACAACTTTATCGCGGATACGGTCTAAGTTTTCTAAAAAATCTCTAGCATCTACCTCTATTTTCACGAAATTTCTCCAATCCTTTTAGTAGGTCTTCCTGTGATATTTCCTGTGATACCGCATGTCCCTGTTGTTTGGCGTGCTCTTTCTTCTCTACATGTAGTTTATAACTTACTGCAATATCAAAGACCCATAGATCTAATGTTGTTGCAGTATCTAACACTTGTGAGGGCAGCATACCATATCTTTCTGCTAGACTATCTAACATCAAACATGTGGATAGTTCACTACTGCCCTCACTAAGTGAACTACCGGTTACTTTCCCAGTTGTTCAACTACTTTGTTTACACACTTGATCAATACTTTATTAGGTAATACAGCGCCATCAACTAACACAGGATTACCTTCGTTGTCTAGAATTAATTCACTGCATAATTCTAGAACATCACCAAAATTTGTTTTGTCATCGCTAACATTTGCAAACTTTACGAATTTTTGTAAAGGTTGCTTATCCCATACCCAAAATTCAATCGCGTCACCATATAACTCAACGATATCAGCATCGTCAAGTGTGACTTTAATTAGTTGTGGTTTGGTTGCTAAATTTCTAATATCCATACATCTTACTCCTTTAGATCTCTATCTCTTAAATTGTGTATTGCACTTATTACAAATGCAATTCTATTCTTTGCTTTCTGCACATCAGCTTCTGCACAGCGTAATTCATTCTGTGCTTTGGCCATCTCCATCTCGAGACTCTGTAGAATCTCCGTAGTGGAATGTTTTTCCCATATCTTCATTCTTTACACCTGTATATTTATTTGTTTTATTTAATTTGATACCTAAATGGTTCAAATATGGCTCTGCTGATTCTACACCATTGTGCGTGGTTACAACAGCGATACCGTTTTGTTCTGCGCCAGTCCATTCACCATTTTGAGAATGTTCAATGAGATGTGCTCGCAATGTGTTTTTGATTAACATACTATCTCCATATAAACACATAATGGGGGATTGCTCCCCCATTATGGTTTTTGTTAGGCTACATTACCGCGTGTGTAATCGCCATCAACTTCGATGGTAACTGGCGTTGTCCAAACTGGTGAACCTGGTGATACAGTTGGGGCTAGGGCTGTTAAGTAGCCCTTACCTTGAATGTATCTGTCACCGCTGCTTAGACCCTGCCATCCTAGGCGGAAATAAACCTTGGTCTTGTTGTTTACAATATCAATCAATGCTGCGGTATTGCCCTTAGCAGTGAAGAAAGTTGAGTCATCCATTACCAATGTAACAGCAACGCTGTTTGTGCTTGGTGTGGTTACTACTAGTTCACTAGCATTGTCCAACTGCTGCCAACGGAAAGTTCCTGGACTTGCGTTCAGTGTTACTTCCTGTAGAGCAGGCACAGTCATGATGTCTGCGTTTGCGCCGCTTACGAAAGCATTGCTGACGTTTGAATCATAATCTGTTCCGTTTGCGTTGATCTGTAAAGCAACAAAGTTACCTGTTGAATTAACTGCAATATATGCCATTTGGTTTCTCCTTGTTGGTTAAATGGTTAAAAATCTAAATTCGAATGTATAAGTGTTACGATCATCTG